CCGAATAGTACGAAACCGACAACGACGTCAGAGAAAATTAACTCTCTAACGTTAATCGATGGGATTATGGCCAACCTGTCCCGGGGAGGCCCGGGGAGGGGAACCACCTTTACCTGTACGAAGAAGCTGCGACCTCACTTGATGAGGTATGCGTCACTTCTCCGTGTAAAGGAAGTTCCAGGTAAACGAACCAAGTTTACCCTACAGGGCGAGAGTTGTTACGACGCACTGTTTCTAGCAAGAGGCTTCATTGAAGTCATTGCAGATTCAGTGCCGAAGTTCTTCTCTCTACCGATGGAGGATCAGTTGATCTTCTTTCTTGTTGCAAGAGACTGGCCAGCGGCCATGTTCATTAGGTACGCAAAGTATTGTACAGCGTACCCAATGGCTAGGTTTCTCAACAATCCACTACCAGATGTACCGGCGGGCTTTAAAGGTAACCCGCTGTTCTCTGGAAAGGTCAAGCGCCTATTAAAGGCACGTATCGTCTCCAAGACAGATCGGAATGCTCGACTTTTCTCTGGTATCCTCCAGGGTGTCAAACGCGCTGCAGCTCCAGTTACTGAGGACTTCGTCCAACAGAATCTGGAGAAGCATCGCAAGGCACTTTCAGAGGAGCCTAGAGGAGTCGAGCCCGATTCTGATCACCACGCGCGCTACCAGGAGATCTTCGATCGATTTAGATACCCACAGGAGAAACTATTTGAAGCTTCTGCCGCGGCATCATTTCAATCGAAGAGATCCGAGGGTGGCTCACGAGAGTGGATCAGGGAACGACAGGAGGAAGGCCTCATCCGTATGGTTGAGGTTCGACCAGGTGTGACCAAAGAGATTCGGGGTAAAGTGCTCCCGTCTTTCGACGAAGCAGTTCATCTAGCTTCCCAAGGTTCACACAAGGTTATGGTTTCTGCAGTATTAGAACCTTTGAAGGTTCGGCTGATTACCAAAGGCGATAGTTATCGCTATTGGGTCAGTCGTTTCTATCAAAAGGCTCTATGGAAATATTTGCAGGAATTCCCTCAGTTCGTTCTCACGGGTCGTCCTCTCGAAGTTGGAGACTTGATCGATCTCAAGGAACGAGAGAAAGCTTTAGGCCTGAATTTTCCGAAATGGGTGAGTGGCGACTATTCTGCCGCAACAGACTCATTGGATATCAGACATACTAAAGCTGCTTTCGAGTCCTCGCTTCGGATGGGTCTGTTCGAAGCACGTCCTAAGGTTCTGGACGTCCTGCGATCCGTACTTTATGAGCAGGAGGTTCATTACCCGCCCAAGAGTGGTCTCGCTCCAGTAATGCAGACGACAGGACAGTTGATGGGAAGTACTTTGTCTTTCCCAATCCTCTGTATTGTCAACATCACTGCTTATTGGAGAGCACTTGAGAGATACCTTGGTAGAGATATCGATGTACGTGACCTTCCGGTACTCGTGAACGGGGATGACATCCTGTTCCGAGCCGATGATGATCTATATGACCTGTGGCAGAAAGAGATTCGTGATGTTGGATTTGAGCTATCATTAGGGAAGAATTACATCCACCCTGAGTACTT